GCGAACTAGGATCGACAGGTGTTGTAGTGAAGTGGAGTTTACCGGATGACTGCGTTATTGGTCAAACTTTATAATTGCAAATGACAATTATGCGCCAGAAATGGCAATGGCGGCCTAGTTAGGCTTTCCGGGGTTGGCAACTGACCTGGCAACAGAATAGTTGCATTTTTGTTTTTGAAACAAACATAACATTTGACAAACACTAACAAAGGTGTTAGATTAATATTATGTATAAAGTAACAGCATATTTTAAAAATCATAAGGTTGTACAGAAATTTTATGACTTATATGATGCAATAGATTTCAGAGATAGTGCAGATGCAAACTATCCTATTAAAGTAACATTTGAAAAGGTAATAGATATGAGAGAATGGGTATATGATTGTTGGAATCATGTTATGAATTCAGAGGTAAACCCTTTGCGACATATTCCAGATTTAAGTACACGACATATGATTATGCAGGTACTAGCATGGATGTGGTGTATTGCTTTTGCAATTATTGTAGGTAGCTATACTGTTTTTGCAATAAGTGCAGTTGCACACGTTGTACTAATAGGAGCAATAGTAGTTACAGTTGGTACTTTCAAAGTTGCAGAATACAAGCCCCAAGCATTTGAATTTGTAAAAGGATACAATTCCTATGGTAGGGGAAGAAATTCTGTGTACTACAGAGATGAAAAAGGTAATGCAGTTAAAGTAGAATTACCAAAAGAAGATCCAGGCGGAGAGCATGAATAAATAGAGTTGCGGTACGAGAGGAGATTATCATGCCAGCAAGAAATCACAAAAATTGGTTAAAGACACCAAATGTAGAACATGTAAGCAGTGAAATATATTCAAGTCAAAAAATATACGAAGAAGAGATTAAAAACATCTTTAGTAAGGTTTGGGTACCAATGTGTCATAAATCAGAGATGTCTAAGCCAGGTAGTTTTAGAACAACACAAATTGCAGGTCAAAATGTTATTGCAGTGAACGACGGTGAGTCAATTAAAACTTACTTGAATACAGGTAAGTTTAATACACCTTCAGGAACAATGACTAGAGTAGAATTTTTAATGGATGACTATACTCCATTACACACAGAAGTTAAACATGGCGGTATGGTGTGGACCACATTAAATAAAAATCCAACACAGAGTGTAGAACAATGGACGGCAGGTGCATTTGATTGTATTGCTGATGCTATTGACACAGAAGAACTTGAAGTATTTCATTATCACAAAGCAATTATTCCTACTAATTATAAACTGTGGCATGATACTAATAGTGAATTCTATCACGACTTTATGCATTATTTTAATCGTATAACTGGTTTTAATGATGAATATTTTGCAAGAAAAAATGTTCCTTTTGACAACGGACATGTAAACGTTAGTAGCTTTACTGTTAACTATACTGAGTTTGATAAAGATGGAGATAGAGGTGAGCTAAGTTTTCCTTACCTGCCACCCAACCAATGGTATATGGTAGACTTGTTTCCAGGCTTTAACTTTAACCTCAGAGGTAGTGCTTATCGTTCGGATAGTGTTACTCCACTAGGACCTGATAGTGTATTAATTGAGTTTAGAGGATACGGATTACTAAAAGACACACCTGAAGAACGTGCAACTCGTATAAGACATCATAATACTATTTGGGGACCTTTTGGAAGAAACTTACACGAAGACTTAATTGGAGTTACTGGACAAGGTGTAAGTATGGCACAAGGAACAGAACGCAGAAATATATTACATGGTAGACACGAAAATGAAACCATACATGATGAAGTAGGTATGCGACACTATTATGAAGAATGGGGTCAACATATGGAATTAGATCCAAGTAATCCAGTTTTTGAAGAATCAGAAAAGATGGTAGCTTAACACTTATCTTTGTTGTGTGGTATACATACAACATCTTTTAATATCTAATAGGTACATAATACTATATATAGTACCCTTTATTCTTAAGATTCAATAAATAATAATGAGCAAAACAGAAGTGTTTTGTTCGTTTTTTTTTGGCAGATTTGAAGGAGATAAAATTATGAATCGTTTACTAGCCACACTTGCACTACTTGGTGCATTCACAACCTCAGCCTATGCAGAAGGCAACATCTGGAGTTGGTCAAATGAGGTGACTGCAGAATATGCAGTTGACGCAGAGAAAACAACCTTGGTTTATGAACCAGACCTTGATATCAGTGTTAGACCAGACTGGACATTGTCTTTAGGTACTACAATTAGCATGTACGATAGTTCAGCTACTGATAGTGTTACAGTATTTGATGTACTAGATGATGGTAGCAGACCTGATTTAGACATAGAGCTTGAATGGGCAATAAGAGAAAATACAGAAGCCTATGCTAAAACATCATGGGATATTGATTCTTCAGAAAGAAAAGATATCACGCTCGGTATGAGTTTTTCATTCTAATTGTTGACATTTAGTAATAAGTATACTATATTATAAACATATAGTAGAAACAACTAAAGGAGTCGGCAATGTTAATAGGATACGAAGGCTATATAGCCGTAGCAATATGTTTATTTTGTACATGGCTTGGTTATATACAAGGTCGTAGAACTGGAATTGAAGTAGCGGTAAACGGTATGATCAATCTAAAAATTTTAGAAGTTCTTGAAAATGGAGAATTAGTAGCCGGCTCCAAACTAAACGGAAATACAACGAATAGGAAATTTGAGAAGAATTAGAGACAGAAAATAAGAAATATATAAAACAAAGGAATTTAGACACACCCTTGCTTAAAAAAGTAAGGGTGTTGTCTTGAGTGATAATGACAGACGCAGATTTTACATTTATGATAATTTTAAGTATAGGTATATTTGTACTAGTTTTATACGTTGTAAGTAGACGTAAATAGTTCTAGTGAGAGTTATACTAGTAATATTATTTTTTACCCTTATTACAAATTGTGCGGGTACAGTTAACCATGTTTCCGTGGCAGAAAGTAAGATTGGATTAAATGAATATCAACACAAAACTGTACTCAAAGAATATGTAGGTTTTGATCCACGTTATACAGAATGGTGTGCGGCTTTTGTAAATGCAGTATTAGCTGAAAGTATGATGACTAACCTACATGACATGGACCATCCACAACCGCTAACTGCTAGAAGTTTCTTAGATTGGGGAGAAAAAGTTGACTTACCCCAAGCAGGTGATATTATAGTGTTTCCGAGAGGAACTAGCGATTGGCAAGGACATGTTGGTTTTTATGTTGGATCAACTGAAAAAAATGGTAAAAAGTATTACCGTATACTAGGTGGTAACCAAAATGATAGTGTTAGCATTGAGTTATATCGTGCAAATCAAGCACTAGGAATAATGCGATATAAATATTTGTATGGACCCAATAATACATAAACAAGTACAAGCAATGCAGGATAGCTTTCAGAGACTAGAAGATGCTGAATCAAAAGTTAGTAATATAAAAACAAGAATTCAGTTAATAAAAAACTCTTTGGGTGTAAAAGAAAAATCTATCAGTGAAATATTAGGAACACAACCACCCAAAGAAGAACCCAAAAATGAATTGAATGATCTTAGAGCTAAATTAGTTCCTAAAAATGCTAAAAAATCTCTGCCGTATAACATTGTAAAAAGCGAAGTTGAACAAGTAGACGAAGATTTAAAAAAAGCACTTGACGATGCTTTCGCAAAAATTAAATAAATAGTTGTATGGGAACACTAACAGGATATCAACCAGCACGACCAGTTAATCCACATGACCCTAACGGTATAGCCAGGATTAATCCAAAAGCTGATAGAGCGGCGGCTAAAACTGCATATGTAACATGGCTTGCAAACAAAAAGAATCAACTTTATGGTGGCGGTGCGAATCCAGGCTTATTTGATCATACTGGATTGACATATCAAGACGAAACTGGTGGATTTAGTGGGATTGGATATTTTGTTACAGTTTCAGGTGGCAAGTATTTTATTGACGGTGTAGAAACACCTACACTTGCATTTACAAGAGATAATGCTACCAGTTACAGATTTATTACAACAGACGGCAGTAATGGTAGCCATCCGTTTAAATTGAGTACTACTCCTGATGGCACACACGGCGGCGGCAGTGAATATACATTTCAGGTAACATCCGGCAGTGGTTATCATAATCTTTTCGCAAAATTTACCGTTGCATCAATACTCTATTATTACTGTTCATCTCACAGTGGTATGGGCGGAAAAATTATATTATCATAAACACATATAAAAAATAACAACTAAAATGAGCTATTTGATCTATGGCTTGTACTTTCCAAAATTTATCTTGATTAGGATTTACATTAGTTCGTAGTGTGTAGATTCGTTTTACATAATCAATTATACTATGCAACACAAAATCTACTATACCAATAATTAATGCCCAATATAAACCTGCAAAAACTAATGTAACACCAGCAGTAAGAACAGCATGATCTAAACCATGCAACCATAATTTAGGTTTCAATAACTGTTCTTTTTCGCCGAGATGTTTTTTACCGTTAAATCTACTTTGAAGCCATAGGTCTGCTATTGCATGTTTGACTAAAAGCAAGTAAAAATATAAGGTCAACGTTTACCGCCTGTTTTCCAAACTGTGTGTGCTGGTACCTTAATCATTGGTTTGTTAGTTTCGTTTTTATTAGGATTAGGAATTGTCAGCATAACTTTTTTGCCTTTTAGAAATGCAGTAAGTTGATTCATAATTCTCTGACTTTCATAACCTTCGTCAAGATGTCTGAGTCTGCTTCGCATTGGTCTTCCAATTTCACCTTTACTGGTGTAGCTTGTTTTTGAACTTTTTTTACCCATATTAACTTCCCATCATGTTTATAAGTGGAGGTCCGTATGTACCACCTGCCCAGGCAAGTGCTACTATAGTGATTACACCATATACTAACCATTTCATTTTGAAATCATCTACTTCCATTTTTAGTGCTACTAGTTCATTTCCTAAAATACGAACTGCAACTTCTAATTTACCTTTATCATCTGGTTGTGCCATGTCTTTCTCCTTCTGAGTTTGACGTCAGCATGTTCTATGCTTGACTTTTCTTAAAATATGTACTAAATTATACCAGTATTTCC